GTAGGTTCAGTAGTTTCATCTTCTGGTCCTTCTTGCATTTCTGATGCTAACATAGCATACTGCATTTGAATGTTAGTTCTTTTAAATCTTACTTCATCTATACTAGTTAGTAAGTTTTCATAATTTAATTGAGCCTCTAAATAAGGTATAGATTCTTTGTAAAAAGAAAGCATTTGTTCCTTACGTTCTGTTAACTGTTCAGGAGTTAATTCTTGTTCTTGTTCCTGTTGATTTACATTTTCCATTGTTTATATTTTTAAAGTTTAAACAAATATACTATAAAAGTTTAAATAAAAAATATTTAAACAAAAAAAATCCAGATAAATTAAATTACCTGGATTATTATATCTTAAATAAGATGTTGTTTTTTATTATTTTTTATTTTTTTCTTTTTCTTTTTTTGCTTTCTTTTTTGCTTTCATATCTTTTATTTTGTCAATAGTCATTGATGTGGCTATTCCAAGAAATCCTGCTGTTCCTGCTCCAACACCAAGTTTAGCTCCTAAGCTACGAAATGGTTTTGCTTTAACACAGTTAGTGCCATCCCAAGTATAACCGTCAGGACAGTCTTTTTTCTTAATACTACCTCCTATTGCATATTTTTTTACTGCACCACCTGTTTTATTAAAACCTAATTTACCTTTTAATTCATCAACAGCACCTTTAAATTTTGAATTTTTTTTGTATGCAACTGCTCCTGCACCAACAACAGCTGCTGCACCTAAAGCAGTTTTACCAATATTTTTAATTGTTTTACCACCACCACTATGCCAAAATTTACGGTTTTTATTTGTACGTTGTGCTCTTTCAAAACAACTTAATGGACCACCCGTATGTTTACCAGTTCTAGCATTTCTTCTTGTACCACCATTTTGTGCTTTTGGAAGTGATTCTTCCATTTGTTTTTTTATTGCTTTCATGATTATCTGTTTTTAATTGTTAAGTTTAATATTGTTAGCATGTAAAATTCTCTAGAAATATCTATCTCTAAAGTAAATACATCTACTGAAGATAATCTAAATCTTATAGATATCTTATCCCATTGTTTTGTTGCTGATTTCCAGCTGTTTCTAAATTTCATAATTATTTGTTTAATTAATTAATATCTTTACTCTCTAGTAAAGTATATGTAAAATGATTGCCATGAAAGTCTTTAGCTTTATTTATTATTTTCATGAACGCATCAAAATCTTTTGATCTTTTAAATACTTGACATCCTTCTGACCAATTCTCTACAAAGTTTGATACTGAACCTGCTTTATGGATATTTATACCAAACATTCCAGTATCTGTTTCAACCTCATCAAAGGTCATATTTTTATTTTTATCTCTCCATACAGTTACATTACCTAGTCTTTGGCACAGAGCTTCATACTTTCCTTGGTGCTTAGATATAGCATATACTCCTCTATATTGTCCTGGTACTAATCTAGCTACACCATTAGCATTGTGATATTGTGTAACTCCTTTTTTACCGGGCTCAGTTGTGTTGTCCCATTCATGATACTGCCATACTCCATCTAACTTATAAGATAGAGTCATTTTATCATCAAATAGATTAGTTACTGTTTTACCAGTATCAGAGTTTCTTACACCTACTATATTAACATCATAGTTTCCAGGACCTTTAAAATAAGTGTATCCTTTTTCTTTTACTGCTTTTTCTATTTGTTCTCTAGTATATAACATTTAACTTTATTTATTTAAAGGTTGTGTACTTGGTGCTGTTACTGTTAAACATTTACCTATTGAATTAGATGTTGTTGGTCCATAATGCATAAAACCAACTGGTAGTAATGACGTTGAAGACTGTGTTTCAAAATTTACATAACCTACTACTCCCCCTGTTGTCATTTCCCATACAAATTTAAAGTCAGTATTTGGATTCCATGTTGTTGTTGTAGAAACCCTAAAGGTTCCAACTACTACTCCTTTGTCAGTAGGTATAATAGGAGCTGTTTCATTGGTAAAAATATTTGTTGCTGAAGAAAAATTTAATTTTCTTTGCCCTGAGATATACGGTAAGTTAGTTGTTACTTTAGGCCAACCTAACCATGACGGATCAGTATTGTCATTTAATGCTTTCCAGGTTATAGTTCCTGTTGTTAACTTTGGAGCATGTACACCACGTATAATTAAAGCATTTAATTTAACTACTGATGTTCCAGTGCTTGTTAAACGAATCTGGAAATCAGCAGTATTAGATGTTGAACTTAACCACTCCATGTCCATTTTGACTGATACTGTTGGAGCAATATTAGTTAATTCTTGTAATCTTTGTTCTTTAGTAGTCATAGTAGTCATTTTTTGTTTATTTTATTTATATCATTTTTAATATCCTTAGCTCTAGCAAATAGTAACTTCATTGACTGCCATAGGTCTATGCCTTTGACTACTTTGTAGTTTTCATTGATAGACATTACTTCTATACTAGCAAGTACCAATGCTACTATTTTAGTAAGCATAAAAGGTACACTAAAAAAAGTTAGTATAATATCATTAAGTATAAATTTGTCTATAAGAAAAAACATTATAACAGTTACCTCATAAAGTGCTAACTTGCTGATTATACTTGAAAGTTTTCTACTAGTAATTTTTTCATTTAACTTATTAGCTTTCCATATCCCTGTAAAAGTATCAATAGCTATTAATACTCCAATCATTAGGAGTATACCAGATATTGGTAAAAAGAATGCAAGGCAAATAGATATTAAAGTCAAAAGTTCTTGTTGTATTGATATTAGTAACAGTGATAATTGTGTTTTCATAATAAATAAAGTTTAATCAGCTTGTAACCAAAGTATACAAGTAGTATAAGAAATAATATTACCCCTAGTACAGCAAAGAAATTTACCCACCATGGAATGTATTTAATTTTTTCTGGTTTTAAAGTTTTGGTAACAACTCTTGTATGATAGACATCATTACCTTTAATTGTTTTATAGATTGTATGAACTTTAGCTTTTGTATAATATATATTATCTTTAATCTTAGTTTGTACACTAACTAAAGTACCATCTTTATCTCTTAAGTCTTCTTTTAGTTTAGATATAATATTACCTAATGAATCACAATATAAAGTGTCAATTAAGGTTATAGTTTCTCCAGGAATTACAATTGTAGTATCTTTGACTTGTATTACAGTTACTGTACTATCTTTTTGTACACATAGTGGACAATATTTTGCTAGTCTTTTTTCAAGAGAGCAAGATGATAATAATAAAAATAATATAATTAAGTATTTCATTTATTCTCCTTTAAGAGATTTTAACTCATCATACAAAGCAAGTAGTTGTGCTTCTTTTTGAGCAATTAATTCTTCTTGAGTAGGACCTTCTACTTCAGTGAAAATAACTTCAACAAGTCCATTCTCATCATAAATTTCATTTCTTAGTTGTGCCATAATTATACTGCTGTTAAATGTATTGAGGGTGCATATGATTGTGATAAAAAAGTTGTACCGAGTGTTGCTGGTGCAGTGGGAAAAGTTGCAGCTACAGTAGCAACAGAAAAAGCAGAACCAGAACCACTATTAGATATTGGTATCATTTCGTTATAGTCTAGTACAATAAGTGAAACAGATAAATTTGAATAAATACCTAACCAATAAGTTGTTCCTGCTGTAAATGTAAAAGCTGCAGTATATGTTTTATCACCTGTTGTACTACAATCTAAACTTGTACTTTCTAATAATTTAGAAGAAGGGACACCATTTAAATCAGAATATACAAGTAATCTTAATAATCCTCCAACTGTAGCTAATTGTACATTAACAATAAGATTTTTAATTGTTAATGAATTTGCAGGTATAAAAGGGTATAATAAAATATTACTACCTGCTATACTTGCATATGTGAGAAATGATACTGCATTTAAACGTACACTATACGTTCTATTTGAAATAGGTTTTGTTAACACATGTACTCCACCTCCACCTGCAGAACCTGGTACATTAACAGTAACAGCATTTCCAACATTTGTTGCAGTTATACCTGCACCTGTAAAATCAATACTATTTACATCAGAAGTTTTTAATACTCCTTCATCTTGAATAGCAATTTGTTTTGATATAGTAATACTTGTAGACATTATAGTATATATGTATAAATAATAAGTGGATTTAATGTAGCTGAATTTTGATTAATGTATATTCTATTTGGATCAAAATAATTTAGTAATCCTGCAGCATCATAATTAATTGTTACACCTTTAGGAACAGAAACATAACTAGTTCCACCATCTGTACTTACTAAAATAGAAACAGTAGTGTCTTGATTATAAATTGATAGTGTTAATAATTTTGCACTTCCTCCAGTATAAAAGGCCATATTTTTAAGTAAAGCAACTGTATTTATACCTGCTATAATTTTTAAATTAGCTTGACTATCACACAAAGTTGTAGAAACTGAATCAACACAAGCTCTTTGTCCTAATGGATATGCTGTTGAAGCAATAGCATTAATAATACCTTGTAATCCTTTTAGCATTTTTAATTGCCAAGGAAAGTTATTTCCTTTATTGCCGTAATCTTTTAAATCTCCTACTGACATAGTTTTATATATTAAATGATGTTATATCTATAATATACAAAAAAATTTACAACTTTCCAAACATATATTTTTCTGCATTTTTAATTGAATCGTCATCTGCCAACATTTTTTTAATTATATCTTTATCTATATGTTTTGGATGTACCCACCAGTCTTCATAAGGACAATTATCATTTGGAGATATATTACTTACTATTAACATATAACCTTTATTTAATAAGAATTTTCTAGACCTTTCCCTAAATGACTGTGTTACATCTGTATAGTGGTCATGTTCATATGTAATTACTCCAAAAGTACATTGATTCCAAGGTAACATTGTAAGTATTTTATAAGTAGTTTCTGGTGGCTCACAATCAACTTGTAAGTAGTCAATGTGACCTTTAAGTACAGAGTAATCAAACTTTGTAGCATCACATAAAATAACATCATTTTTTCTCTGTAATTTAAATTTTTCAACTTCATGTGGTAAAATTTCTAATGAAGTACCTGTCCATCCAAATTGTTCTAAAAGAGCTGTATTATTTCCATGAAATGGATCTGCCGCACCAATTTCAAAGTATGTTCCATTTTTTTTACCATTAACCATAGATAATGCAAACATATCTTGATATGTTTGAGAAAAGTTTTTTTCAATAGACTCTGATCCTGGGAACTTATATCTTAACTGATCATAAAATCCTTTGTAATATCTTAAAAAAGGATATGGTCCAGAATCTAAAAATGTAATATTAGATCGTACCATTTTTTGGTATGTTTCACTTAATTCTGTACTTTTATTAAGTAATTTAATAAACTCATCTTTAGATTCTTTTGATTTACCAATCCACCAAGCAGAAACTGCTTTTTGAAAATTAAGTTGATAGCTACCTTCATATCCTAGATTAGAAGTTACTGGTTTAGCATTTGCATAATATTTTAAGCCTAATATAGCATAACTATACATTTGATTATATTTTTTTTGTTTTTCATAATATACACTTATAAATAAATATGCTTCCGGTCTTTCTGTATCAAAGTTAAGTGCATTAAGCCATAACCCTAATTCAGTAACTTCTCTTCTTTTAATATTAGATAAACATTTAGCAGTCATTAATAATGCTTCATATGTTTTATTTGAATTTTTTGAGTATTCTGCTGTTCTTAAATAAAAAGACATTGCAGATGCATAATGACCATTTAAAAAATAATATTCTCCTAATTCAAATGTAATATCTTCATTATATGGTTGATAAATAAAGTTTTCTAATTTTTTTGGAGTAACCGATATTAATGATTTTTTTATTTTAGATTTTACAAGTTTTAAATTACATAATGTTTCTAAAAGATTAATAGGAAATTTAAGAATAAAAGCTGTAGAATCTTGAAATCCAAATGGTAATATAATATTATCACCATCAAAAGCTAAACCACAAGTAAATTCAATTGCTCCTGTTATAAATTTTAATTCAGAAGAATAAGCAACAATATTCCATTTTTTATCCCATATAATAAATCTATGGTAATAGTGAGAATCTTTATTTTTTTGTTCATTATACCAAAGGTCTACTTCATGTGTTATAGCAACATAATAATTTCCAATTGTAATAACTTGTGAACTACCTCTAATATCTCTTGGAAATTTTATTTTTTGTTCTACTAAAAAAACTGTTTCAGAAATACCTTTAATAGGATCTACTTTAACTACTTCAGTAGGATTAGTCCATTTAACATAATGATATGGTAAATCAAGAATAGGCATCCAGTTTTTTTCACAATAAGAACCTTTTGTAGGTGGTTCAATTCTAATTCTTTTAGTTTCTTTATTTTTATTATCTATTGTAGAAAGTTCCATTCTTCCTTCTCCATTAGTAGTTGTATCTCTTCTAACTCCTGTAATAAATAAATTATTATCCCAATATATTACTCTTGCATCTTCAAGACCAATAAATTCCCAAAGAGGTTTAACATCTAATTTAGAAGTATCTATTTTTTGATATTTATCAATATTTAATGTATTAGGATCTAATTCACATAAATAATTAATTGTTTTAAGAGTAAGATCATCTTCTGGGTTAAGATATGCTAATGGTCCCCATGAAGATTTAAATTTTTGTTCTCCTTCACTATGATATAATGCATATTTAACATGTCTAAGATTAAGAAAATAATCCCCTTTATGTATAAAAATAGAAGGATTAGTTAAACCTAAACCTTCTGTCATATTAGCAGGTAACATTAAGTAGTTTACAGATCCCCCTTTTTGAAGAGCAAGTTGACATAGATTATTCATTTTCTGTATATTTTATTACAAATGTAATAAATTTATTTATACTTTTATGTTATAAACTATTTAAGTCTTCTACTATAACTGCTTCTTCTATTAATGATTCTTCTATAGGTGATTCATTATACCAAGTCCATCCTTCTACAGGATATGTATAAGAATCTTTATTTTCTCTAAGTAATTCATAATTTGGACCATATACAAAGTTAGGTGCATACTGCCAATTGTCATCTTCTAATTTATAAAATCCTGATGTGTCTTCCATAATTATCCTATTATTGTCCATCCTTGTGATATTACTATTGCTCTCTCTGCTACAGTTAAAGCTGCTGCTCCTGTTGCTCCACTTATATTAATTGTTTTTGTTGTTACAGCTCCTTGAGCTGCCATATCATTAAATAATTGTACCAGTTGTGCTGTACTCATATTAGTAAAAGATACATTTATTTGGGGAGATGATCCTGTCCATTGTCCTGCTGAAGTATTTAAAAGTCTTACATTTTGTGTATCTGTTTTAACGTTTAATCCATTTAATAGAAGTAAACTTAATGGTCCATAAAATGAAATTGTTGATCCACCTTTAAATCTATTGCTATTAAAAGTAGCGGCAGACATTAAAGGTGTTGCAGTTAAAGACCCAATTTTATCAAAGTTTGTAAGTGTAACCAAATCAGAACATCCATTAAACATTCCATTAATGTCATTTACTAAAGACAACTGAGCAGCTCCAGGTAAAACACAAGTTTTAAGACTATTACAACCGGAAAAACAACCATTAAATATTGTAGTAGAAGCACTTACAGTATTTGGTAAAGTAATGCTAGTAAGTAAGACACAACTATTAAAAGTACCACTAAAGTTATTACATGCAGACATTGAAGTAGGTAAAGTAACAGATGTAAGTCCTATATTACCAGAAAAACAATTTGCCATTGTAGTAACAGCATTTAAACTTGAAGGAAATGTTAAACTTGATAAAGACCTTGCACCACTAAATGCAGATGAAAGACTATTTACTGCATTCATAGAAGTAGGCATTGTAAAACTTGTTAATAGATAACAACCAACAAATGTTAATTGCATTGATGATATTGAATTTTGAGCACCTGGGGTCCAGGATATTGTTTTTAAGCTATTACAACCAAGAAATGTTTGATTAAAATTTGAAAGTATATATCCAGAAGGAATTGTAACTTCTTGTAATTTAGTACAACCATTAAACGTAGATTGAAAACTAACAGCAGCTGTTGGTGCTGCAGGTAATGTAATTTTAAGTAAAGAAACACATGTTAAGAATATATTGTTATATGCTATACAACCTGGAGAAGTTGCAGGTAATATACAAGATGTTAATGAAATACAACTACTAAAAGCACCCTCAAACGTACTAACATTCATATTTGATGGTAAAACAATAGTTTTTAATTGACGACATCCTGAAAATGTATTGTTTAAAGAATACAGGGATAAAGGATTTGATACTGTAGCAGGGAAATATACAGTTTGTAAATTTAAGGAGTCTTGAAAGCAATTTTGCATATTAGCTCCTACCGTTGGCATACTTGTAAATTTTACCCATTCTAATTGCGTGCAAGTGTAAAATGTAAATTGTAAGTTATTACAAGCATTAATAGAGGGCATTGTAACATTTCTCAAATTAGAACAGACAAAAAAACAACTATTCCAATCAGTACAAGTATTCATTGTAGGTGGAAAAGTAACAGATCTTAAGTTAGTACAACCATTAAATGAGCCATTCATACTTTGAATACCTGTTGAATTAGAAGGAAGTATAATTTCTAGTAAATTCCAACAATTTTGAAATGCACTATTAAATTGTAGTAAAGCAGAATTAGAAGTTGGCATAACAACTTTAAGTAAGGAAAAGCAATAACCAAAAGTAAAAGTCCATGTTGTCCAAGATACTGTTGCTGGTAATTTTACAAATTGTAAATTGTAATATATAGATAAACAAGAACTACCTATGATTGAATAAAAATTAACAGGAGTTGCATTTTGTGTGCTATCACCATAATATGCTTCTAATACATGACAAATTTGAGGACTACCAACTGCAGTACTAGCAGTATTTAGAATAGCCATTATATTACAGTTAGTTAAAATTGATGTTCCAATTCCTGTAAAATAAACTCTAATTATAAATGTTGTGTAACCTAAAGAAGGACAAGGAGTTCCTGTTCCTGGGGTATATGTATGAGTAGTATCTGTTGATGCTGTAGTTGTAACTGTACTAGTAAATCCATCTCCCCAATCTATTGTTATATTTTGGGCTCCTGATGTTCTTGTAAATGTTGTTCTAATTTGACATGCTGCATCTCCAAGATCACAAAATAAAAATTGTACTTCTGTTGCTACATCTGTAATTACAGGCCAACATGCAGGTCTTGAATATACTGCTGGACCTGTTGTTCTACTAAAATAATTTTGTAATGGTAAGTTAAATGCCATAATTATATTGTTGGGAATATAGTTATTTCTCCTGTTATATTTGTTTGAGGTGGAAATAATGAATAAAATGTACATGATCCTGCACCTACTGTTACTTCAGATTGCATTCCACAAGTTGTTACTTCAAGATAACTAGTCCTATCAGGAGTAAAGTCTACTCTTGTGTTTACTGTTATGTTTACATTAGAAAATGTATATGTATAATATCCACTTACAAGTGACCAACTTGTTGAAGTTAATGTTTGAGCTATTAATTTATATATAGTTCCTCCACCACCTCCACCTGAAGAATTTACTGTTACTACTCCTGTACCACCTATTGGAGATATTGTAACATTTGTTCCTGCAACAATTTGTGTTACTCCACCAGCACCTCCACTTGTTCCTTGGGTACCTTGTGTTCCAGTACCAATAATTCCTTGTATTCCCTGTATTCCTTGAGATCCTGTAGTACCTATTGCCCCTTGAGAACCGGTTGCTCCTGTTCCACCAGTAGCTCCAGTTGCTCCTTGACTACCTGTTCCTCCAGTTGTTCCTGTAGCACCTTGTGAACCTATTGCTCCTTGTGCACCAGTTGATCCTATAAAACCTTGTGTTCCTTGACTTCCAGTAGTACCTGTATTACCAATAAATCCTTGTATTCCTTGACTACCAATTGCTCCTTGGGTTCCAATTGATCCTGTGCTACCTTGTGATCCTGTTGTCCCAGTAGAACCTTGTGATCCATTTATACCAGCAGAACCTTGGGCACCTGTGCTACCAATAGTTCCTTGACTACCTACAGCTCCTTGACTACCAGTAGTACCTATAGAACCCTGAGCACCAGTTGTTCCTGTTGTACCCTGTGAACCAGTGTTACCAGTAGTACCCTGTGCACCAGTTCCTCCAGTAGATCCAATTGAACCTTGACTTCCAATTGCTCCTTGAGAACCGATAGCTCCTTGACTACCAGTAGAACCAGTAGTTCCAGTAGTTCCTTGGCTTCCTACTGCACCTTGACTACCATTTGATCCAGATGCACCTTGAGAACCTGTAAAACCTGTACTACCTTGTGCTCCAGTATTACCAATTGAACCTTGTGATCCAACTGCACCTTGAGCACCCGTTGAACCAATACTACCTTGAGATCCTGTTGAACCAACAGCACCTTGAGCACCTGTATTTCCAATTGCTCCTTGTGTTCCTATGGCTCCTTGACTACCAACAAAACCCTGTATACCTTGTGTGCCTTGAACTCCTATTCCAGTAGCACCTTGTGCACCATTAATACCTTGAAAACCAGTTGTACCTTGACTACCATTTGCTCCATTACTACCTTGAATTCCTTGTACTCCTTGAATACCAACTCCACCAGTAAATCCTTGTAAACCTTGACTACCTTGAGCACCTTGATATCCTTGAATGCCCATTCCAACAAATCCTTGTACTCCTTGAAGGCCTTGAATACCAGGAGGACCTTGATAACCTTGAACACCTGTTCCAACAAAACCTTGAATTCCTTGTGGACCATTAAAACCTTGTATTCCCTGAATGCCTTGTATTCCTTGGATTCCTTGATTACCTACATTACCTTGTATACCAGTGGTTCCTTGTACACCTTGTCCTGCAAATGCACCTGAAATACCTTGAATTCCTTGGACTCCTTGGACTCCTTGTGGACCTATAGTTCCTTCATTACAAAGCCAATTAACTATTTCATTTAAACCTTGTGCTACTGAAGTATACTGAGTTATTATTGTAGTTCCTTGGCAAATAATATTTTCTCCAAAATATATAACACAATCTGCATCATATACTTCTGAACAATGTTCAGGATCAGGACATATAAATTGAGGTTCACATGAAATAGGTGTAGTTAACCCATCATTACAAAAAAAATTTTGATTAGGTTGACTTTTGTCCATTTAGGTATTAATATTTTTTAATCTAGTATTAGATAAGAAATCTTTAATGTACTATTTAATGCTGCAGCAGTAGAAACATTATTTACTTTAATTACAAAACTTCCATTTGCTATAGTATTAGTAACTAATACTGGAACTCCTGTAGTTGTTGAATCTACAGTTAATAATATTTTAGATGCTGTAGTTACTTTATTATTATTTACAGTAAAAGGTGTAGAAGAACTAATACCTGTAGTAAAAGGAACAGTTGTTATTGTTCCATTATGTGCATTAACTGTAACAGCAGTAGTCATTGAAGTTATCTGAGTTACATTAGCTTTATCATATACAGATTGTAAAGGTTCAGTATTAATAGCTAATGATAGATAACCATCATCTCTACTTAGGTCTTTAGCTCCAATAACTAATAGACTTGGTACATCTGTTGGTAGTGTTGCTCTGTAATTACTAGATTTAATCCAGCTAATAAAATTTAAGATATCCATTTTTTTGTTTTTTAAGTATTAATAATATATATATATACATAATATACAAAAATTTATCAATAAAAACAAAAAAATTATAGAAAAGAACCGGCAAAGAAAATTAAAAGAAGAGATGCAACAATAAAATATGAACCAATAGCTTCACCTTGA